TCCGCCCCCTCCAGGGCCGCCTCCAGGGCCGCCTCCCCCGCCACCACCACCAGCGGCACTCAATGGTGGTACGGGCGGTGCTGGTCTTGCTAATGCAACCTCTGGGTCAACCATTACCTACGCGGGTGGTGGTGGCGGCGGTGGTACTTCGTCTGGTGGTTCCGGTGGGTCTGGCGGCGGCGGTAATGGCGCTAGCGGATCAGGCACTGGTGGTGCTGGCTCGGCCAACCTGGGTGGTGGCGGTGGTGGCGGTGGTGGTAGTAGTGGGTCCACGGGCGGCTCTGGCGGTTCCGGTGTTGTTATAGTTCGGTTCTCGTCTGCCAGCTTGGCTACCGTAACGGGTGGCCCGACGTACTCAAACCCTTCAGGAAACAATAGGGTCTATACGTTTACTGGCTCGGGCACCATTGCTTTCCCGACTGGAGTTACGAGCGCTGGTTATGTGGTTGTTGCCGGTGGCGGTGGCGGTGGCGGTGGCTCTATTGGCGGTGGCGGTGGTGGCGGCGGTGGCGCGGGCGGTATGTTGTCCTTCGTCAGCGAGTCGGTCACAGCTGGTGTTACTTACACCGTGGTTGTTGGTGGTGGCGGCTCGGCCGGATCGCAGGGCAATGGCAGCTCTGGCTCGGATTCGTCAGTTGATTTCCCGTCAGCACTGACGGCTACCGGCGGCGGTTATGGTGCGAATCGTGGGTCGGGTGGTTCGGGCGGCTCTGGTGGTGGCGCTGGTGGCGGTGATGGCAGTGTTTATTCTGGTGGTTCTGGCATTTCTGGACAGGGCCAATCTGGGGGTGCCAACGTAGCCGTGGGCGATGCGTCTGCTGGTGGTGGTGGTAGAGGTGGCTCAGGCGGATCACCGACTGTCTAAGCAAGGGGCATGGATTGGAGCAAATTGACACAGGCAGCAAGCACATCTTTAGGTTTGACGGCGTCATAGACCCGGAGACGTGCGCTGCCCTGTCTGATCTGATCATTTCTCAAAAGGGTGCGGAGCAACGCCAAGATGACGAGAAGATGCCTTGGCACGATGGCGACACTTTGGTTTGGCACGAACTGCAAGATAAAGCGCTGCTACGCAAGGTCATAGACCATAGAGCCAACGTAGTCAGCCTAGTCAAACAGTGTTTTAACCAGATTGTTTTTCCTGAGCACACGACGATTGTGTTGTGGAAAGTAGGCAAGAGCCATCCAAGGCACAAGGACAATGGTTACTCCGGCGACAACGACATCTTGCGTCACCGGATCTTTACCAGCATCACCTACTTAAACGAAGGGTATGAAGGCGGAGCGACGTTTGTTCAAACGGAGCATGGCAACGATTACATAAGCGTTCCAAAGGTAGGTTCGACCGTTATCTTTCCGTCGGATGAGACCGCAGAACACGGTGTCTATGAGGTCAAGAAGGGAATGCGAGTAACCTTGCCGATCTGGTTCTGCGCCAAGTTAGTGAATAGCGAGGACAAGTTTCTGCCGTCGATACTGCAAAAGTTGGTGTAGAGGCTATGAAAGAAGATGTTGGCTTTTTAGACGTCATTAACACCCTATGGCCGATCGCCGTGGGGTTTACTGCGCTCGTCTTCTGGTTGGCCAAGTCTCACTCTGACATCGAGCAGCTGAAAGAAAAGGTGCGCGTTCTGTTTGAGCTGTTCAACGAAAGGATGAGGGGGAAATGATGAACTGGGGAAACATTGTTCCAATGGTCTTTCCCATCCTTGTGGCAGCGGTGGGTTGGATGATTACTTCAGTCAACTCCCTGCAGTCTGACCTGATCGACATCAAGTCCAAGATGCCGGCGCTGATTACTCCGCAGGGCGTGCCGACTGATTCGCCCCTGTCTGCTGCGGCAAGAGCCCAGCTCAAAGAAGACTTGGTGACGCGCATCCAAGAGTTAGAGGTGCGTGTCCGCCTACTGGAAGAGCGCACAAAGGAGCGTCGCTGATGTTTACCATCCTGTCTACCATCCTGGGCTTTGCCTCCTCCGGTCTTCCAAAGATCCTCGACTTCTTTCAGGACAAATCAGACAAGCGTCATGAGTTAGAGCTTGCCCGTATCCAGAACGAGCGCGAACTGGCCATGGCGGAGCGTGGTTTCGTTGCCCAGCAGAAGATTGAAGAGATCAAGCTGGAAGAGGTGCAGACAGAGGGCTACTACAAAGAGCGTGAAGCTTTGTACCAGCACGACATGAAGATTGGTGAGGGTGCATCCCAATGGGTGATCAACCTTCGCGCTTCTGTGCGTCCCGTTGTTACTTACCTGTTTGTGGCGCTGCTTGTCGTCGTAGACATCTCTGGCATTTGGTGGGCGTGGTCGACTGGCGTGGACTTTGCTAAGGCAATGGAGCTTTGCTTTGACGACCAAGAGATGCAGATCCTGGCCACCATCATTGCGTTCTGGTTTGGTAGTCAAGCATTTCAGAAGAAATGAAAGCTTCTGACAAATGCAAAGCCATGATCAAGCACCATGAGGGTGTTAGGCCAAAGCCATACAAATGCCCAGCTGGGCTATGGACGGTGGGGGTTGGGCACCTTATCGGGGATGGCAAAACGCTGCCGCCAGAGTGGAATCGAACACTCTCGCCGGACGAGGTTGATCAGATACTTGCGGCTGACCTACGACGTTTTGAAAGAGGCGTTCTTCGTATGTGCCCTGGTGATCTTACTCAAGGGCAGTTTGACGCCTTGGTCAGCTTTTCGTTTAATCTGGGGCTAGGCGGCCTGCAGCGTAGTTCGGTGCGCATGTGCACCAATCGTGATGACAAGGAAGGTGCTGTTCGCGGTCTGATGAAGTACACGAAGGCGGGCGGCAAGGAGCTTCCGGGACTTGTTAAGCGCCGTAAAGATGAAGCCTCTTTGTATATGAGCTGACCATGGCGCTACAGAAGATCCTCTACAAGCCGGGCGTTAACCGGGAAAACACTCGATACACCACTGAAGGTGGCTGGTATGAGTGCGACAAGATTCGCTTCCGCCAAGGCAATCCCGAAAAGATCGGCGGATGGACTCAGTTCAGTAGCAACACCTTTCTAGGTACATGCCGCTCTTTGTGGAACTGGGTGACGCTAGCCAATCAGAATTTGGTGGGCATTGGCACCAATCTTAAGTTCTACATCAGCCAGGGTGGCGCATATAACGACGTAACTCCCATTCGTAGCACGGTCACGTTAACCAACCCATTCACAGCTACAAACGGATCGTCGACTATTACGGTTGCAGATACCGACCATGGCTGCGTGACTGGAGACTATGTAACTTATAGCGGTTCAGGTATCACAGGGCTGGGCGGAAACATTACGGCTGCCGTACTGACCGGTCAGTTTCAAGTCACTGTTATTAGCATCAATGCCTACACCATCACGGTGTCGGCTACGGCAAATGCTACTGATGTGTCGGGCTCGCCAGGCGGTGGTTCGGTTGTTACGCAATACCAAGTCAATACTGGCCCGTCATTTGAGGTGCCTCTTGTTGGTTGGGGTGCGGGCACATGGGGGCAGGGCACGTGGGGCATAGGCTCAACGACGCCTACTTCTATTCAACTATGGAATCAAACCAACTTTGGTCAGAACCTGATCTACGGTCCGCGTGGTGGTGGTTTGTACTACTGGGAAGCAGAAGTAGGTCCGAGTGACATTCAAGTCACCATCAGTTCGGGCACGCCTGGCATCATTACGTTGCCCGCAGGATTTAACTTTGTTGACGACACTGCCATCACATTTACTTCTACTGGTGCTCTGCCGACTGGCCTGAGTGTTGGGACTGTGTACTTTGTGGTGAACTCAACCGGCGGCACGTTTAGCGTAGCCACTAGCGCTGGTGGCGCGCCCATTACTACCAGCTCGGCCGGGTCAGGCATACAGCGCATCTCGGCTCGTGGTATCGACTTTGTTGATATTGGAGATGCAGAGACACCGCTGTACCAAAACTTCATGACTGTGTCGGACGCGTCGCGGTTTGTGATTGTGTTTGGTACGAATGACTATGGCAGCACGGTGCTAGACCCAATGCTCATTCGCTGGTCTGATCAAGAAGATCCGTTTACATGGGATCCATCTGCAACCAACCAAGCCGGCAGCCTAAAACTATCGCATGGTTCGGAAATCATCACTGCCATTCAGACTCGTCAGGAAATCGCGGTCTTTACGGACTCGACACTGTATTCCATGCAGTACCTTGGTGCACCGCTTGTTTGGGGCGTTCAGCTACTGGGTGACAATATATCCATTCTTAGCCCTAACGCGGCAATCATTGCTTCGGGTGTTATCTACTGGATGGGCGTGGATAAGTTTTACAAATACGACGGTCGCGTGCAAACGCTGACCTGTGACTTGCGGCGGTATGTGTTTCAAGACTTCAATATTCAACAAGCGCAACAGGTCTACGCTGGTACTAACGAAGGTTTCAACGAAGTCTGGTGGTTCTATCCCTCTGAAAACAGCAGCACCACTGATAGGTATGTGGTCTACAACTATCTTGAGAATGTTTGGCACTACGGCACCATGGGCCGATCGGCGTGGCTGGACTCAGGCTTGTTGCCTTACCCAATTGCAACGACCTACAACGGCTATATTGTCAATCACGAAGATGGTGTGGATGACAATGAGACCGGCACTGCGGTAGCTATTAACGCGTACATCTCGTCGTCTGAGTTTGACATTGATGACGGGCACAACTTTGGTTACGTGTGGCGCGTACTGCCTGACTTGACGTTTTCTGGTTCCAGCGCAGCTCCAAACGGCAGCCAGCCGCAAGTTACTTTGACGCTCTATCCAATGCAGAACTCAGGCTCTGGTGTTGGCAACGCCGAAACCAAAGCGGTAACGTTAAGTACCACGTACAACATAACTGAAGAATTCAATGGGCAAGTATACACACGCGTAAGAGGGCGGCAGTTGATTTTTGAAATTGAATCAAACCAGCTTGGTACGACGTGGCAGTTGGGCGCGCCGCGGATTGATATCCGCAAAGATGGCCGGAGATAATTATGAGTTTGTTGCAAAACCAAGCCGTACCAAATTTGCCGTTGGCCCCCAAAGAATACAGCCAACAATACATAGACCAGCTAAACAACATTTTGCGGTTGTTTTTTAATAGCATTAATTCGGTGCAACAAATTAATATTGCAAATCTAAATATTAATATTAGTACTTTACCTACTCAGGCTGATCTTGCTAACTTGCGGGTAGGGGATGTGTACCGTGACTCAGCGACTAACACGTTGAAGATAAAAGTTTAAGACCATACAATGTGCAAAATTTGCAGGGGGATATATGTCCGGTGAGGCGATGCTTATTGGGGCAGCCATAGGTGGTACCAAAGCGCTGTTGACTGGAGATGACCTGGCGCAAGGCGTGGTGACGGGCGCTGCAATGGGCGGCGCCGGTAGTGCCTTGCGTCTTGGCGGAGCTACACCGGTCACAGAAACTGTTAACCCGGCAGCAGCGGCAGCAAATCAAGCCCTGGGGGCAAACGCCACCCAAGGCATGCTCACAAGTTTTGTAGATCCAGCAGCGTCCGGTCTGGTGCAGTCTGGAATGAATGGGATTCCGGCCACTTTGGCTGGTGCTAACGCTATTCAAGCAGGTGTGCCGGGGATTGCGAATGCTGTAGCTCCTGCTGGTCAGCCAGGTTTCTTTGGAAACCTCATGGGCAAATATAATGCTCTGTCGACGCCGGAAAAGATTGGCGTTGGTGTTGTTGGTAGCACTTTGTTGAGCAAGTTGATGGAGCCGAACTACCTTAAAGAAGATGATGGCTACCAACCGCTCAAGCGTTTTAAATATGACCCGCGCAAGTTCCGCCCCAGCGTAGCCTATGCAGATGGTGGCATTACCAATCTGCCCGGTGGAAACATCTCTGTTGGCGGTGATCCGCGCCGCAACATTTCTTCAATTGAGCCGTCTAGCAACTTCCAGCAAAATTCTTTCCCCGTTAACTATATGGCTGACGGTGGGATTGCCAATTTGGGCCACTACTCCGATGGTGGTAGTTTGCTCAAGGGTCCGGGCGATGGTGTATCGGATGGCATCCCTGCGATGATTGGCCGCAAGCAACCTGCCCGTTTGGCTGATGGTGAGTTTGTAGTCCCGGCCCGCATTGTGTCTGAGCTGGGCAATGGATCAACTGATGCTGGTGCGCGTCATCTGTACAAGATGATGGACCGCGTTCAAGCCCGTCGCGGCAAGACCACCGGCAAGAACCGAGTGGCCGTAGATAGCAAAGCCCGCAAACTGTTGCCGGCATAAGGAGATTGAAATGGCTGGAGGCGGATCACTTGGTGGGATGGGGCAGTCGGTTTCTAGCATGTTGGGCGGCCAGACCGGTCAATCCACTATGCCAAGCAACCAATCGCCGCAATACATCACAAACCAGCAAGATGCCATGATCCGTCAGGGTTTTGGCCAGCTTGGTCTTGCTGGTGTTGGGACTGGTCCACAACAGATCAACCCGGCTATTTATAACCAGCTAGCTCAGGGCTTTGCAACAGGCCAGATTAACCCGGCAAATTTTCAAAGTCAGTTCTACAACACTGTTCAGAGCATGGCACCTCCTGCTCCGACGCCCGCGCCAACTCCAGCACCGGCACCAGTGACGGCAAGCAATTATTTAAACCAACCATTTAACCCATACAATCCGTTTCAGCAAAATTATCAAAACCCGCCAGCTCCAGCTCCAGCTCCAGCAAGCAAGTTGCCGGGCATGGACCAAGTAAACCTTGGCCCCTCACAAGATACGATGATGAGCCGCTTGCAAGATCTGCAGCTGTCGCAGATCAGCGGGGCCCGCCCTTCTGGAGAGCGTCAGTTTTATCAGCCGGTGTATCAGGAGCAGTATGAAAATTACGCTAGCCCGAGGACTGCATTTGGCGTGGCAACGTATGGCATGGATCCATACTCTGCGTTTGATGTGATGAACCGTGGCTACCAAGAGTTTTATGCACCGCCGCCATCGTTCTATATGCAGAACCCGGCTTACACGCCGCCTCCCGCGCCGTCTCGTAGCACTTTGCGTCAGCCAAGAGGTGTGTTGGGCGGTCTTACGAGTGCGTTAACGGGCGGTATTGCATCTTTGGGAAGGTCTGGCAGACGATGAAGCTGCACTATGTGGATGCAAACTACATCCAGCAGATGTGGCCGGCAGCAGAAAAGTATTTGGCAGATGCGTTAGAGAAAGACCCAGGGGATGCGGAGTACAACATCCACCATGTCAGACAGTTTGTTGTTAGTGGTCAGTGGTTGCTATTGGTGGTTGTGGATGATGATGGGATGGTGCATGGGGCGGCAACGGTGTCGTTTACCAACTATCCCCTGCATCGGGTAGCGTTCATGACCACAACGGGCGGCAAGTTTGTGGCCAACCCGGAGATGTTTGAACAGTTTGTTGAGATCGTAAAGCGGCTTGGGGCGACAAAAGTGCAAGCGTTTTGCAGAGAGTCAATGGTTAGGTTGTTGGATAAGTGTGGGTTTAAGCACCGCACCAACCTTGTAGAGGTAACGCTATGAACTATTCTCGTCGTCAGTTAGAAGCTCTTGGTGAGCCGTTTGGCGAATCTGCGACGCAAGCCAAGCCGGGTGGCCGCATTTATGGCACAGGCGGTGGCGGTGGTTCGACCAGCTCAACTGTTTACCAGAACTCGATTCCTAAGTATTTGGAGCCCTATGCCGGCCCGATGCTTGGCGCAACGATGCAGCAACTCTTCAATACATCGAAAGATTCCAAAGGCAATCTGCAGATTGAGGGGTTCAAGCCATACGTTCCTTATAGCGCCAATCCTCAGGATTACGTAGCAGGCTTTAGCCCTCTGCAACAACAGGTCCAGTACAACGCTGCCAACCTTCAAATGCCGGGGCAGTTCCAACAAGGCACTCGACTGGCCAACATGGCTGGCATGGGCGGTTTGGACAGCGCTCAGCGTGCTTATGACTACGGCAACATGGGCGCCAATTACGGCGGCATGGGTGCTGGTTATGGTCAGCGCGCGGCTAACATTGGTGAGATGGCCCTGCAAGCCCAAGACTATGGGCGAATGATTGGTAGCCAAGCTCAGGACTATGCTGCCCAAGCAGCTGGCATGGGTGATCTGTACGGCCAGATGGCTACCGATCCCCGCGCATATCAAGCGTATATGTCGCCGTATCAGCAAAACGTTACTGATCTTCAGGTTGCTGCGGCACAGCGCCAGGCGGACATTGCTGCACAGGGAAGAAAGACGGCAGCTACTCGTGCTGGTGCTTTTGGCGGCGCTCGTCAAGCTATTGAAAACGCAGAAGCTAATCGTGCTCTACAAACTCAGCTTGATGCCATTCAAGCTCAAGGTTTGCAGAGCGCATATCAACAGGCACAACAGAACATCAACCAGCGTGCCGCGCTTGGTTTGCAGGGCTTGTCTGGTGCTCAGGCTGGTCTAGGCACTGCGCTGCAAGGTGGTCAGCTGGGTTTGTCGGGTATTGGTCAAGCGATCGCTGGCCAACAGGCTGGTATGCAAGGTGCCCAAACCGGTATTCAAGGTGCACAGGCGGGCTTGCAAGGTGTATCTGGCGCTCAGTCAGGATACGGTTTGGCCAATCAAGCGGCTGGCACGTTGGGGTCTCTGGGTACACAACAGTTGGCTGGGCAGACCGGGATTTTGGAATTGCAGAACCGTATTGGTGCTGAACAACAGGCACGCCAGCAAGGCATTATAGATTCGGCTATCAATAACTACGCACAAGCACAGGCATATCCGCAACAACAGCTGTCATTCATGAACGCCATGCTGCGTGGCTTGCCGACTGAGTCGACGACAGCTTCGACCTATCGTGCTGGTCCGGCTATGGGCACTACAGCTGCAACGATTGCAGCGGCTGCTCGTGGTATTTCCGGTACAGGCCGCAAGGCTGGTGGTCAGATTAAGACTGGTGGTATTGAAAGGCTTGCTCTGCGTAAGGCTCTGGGAGGAAAAGCATGAGCATTGCACAACAGATCATGGCTAACCCTGGGCGCTTCAGCAAAGCAGAGCTGCAGGCTGCTCTCAATCAAGGCGTGGTGCCGGCGTATATCGCCATCCCGTTGATTGAAGAAAAGACCCAGAAAGAAAAGATGATGCAGATGGCCATGGCTGGCCAGGGTGCTCCGCAAGAAGGGGCGCCTACTGTTGCAGAAGAGATCCTGCAGCAGGCTGATCAAGGCTTGCCGGGCTTGGAATCTAACCTTCCAGTAGACGAATACAACTACGCCCCCGGTGGGATTGTAGCGTTTGCCCATGGTGGTGCACCCGGCTATGCGAGCCGTGGTTTGGTAGATGAAGAAGACGATTTTGGTTTTAGGATTCCGCAAGGGATGAGAGAAAGGTTGGATGTTGCAACCAGCCCAGAGGCAGTCTTTGGGTCAGACTATGAACAGACCCGCGAAGGCATCAGTTCTTTGGTTTCTTCTCCGGGTGAAGATGATGCTGTTAAGGCGGTTAATCGGTTTAGAAGGCTGACCAGCGGTTTGCCTTCAACGCAAGCTGAAGACGACGCAGTAAGAGCAGCGTTGATTAAGCAAGCAGAGAACGCAGAAGCAAACGCCAAGCGGGCGGAGGGCTACCGGTTCCTTGAGCTGGCCGGGGCGATTGGTTCGTCTGATCAAGCCTACAACCCGCTGGCTGCTATCAGTGGTGGCTTAAAGCAAGTGGCTCCGCTGTTTGCTCAGGATGAGGCAGCTCGTGAAAAAGCTGGCCTTGAGAACCTGCTGGCTCGTAGTAGCCTGTCAAGGCAGGCTCGTGAGCAGGCCATGGCTGACATTACTGGTGGTCTGGGTTTGTACAAGACTGAGCTTGAAGAGAAGGGCCGTGAGGCTACAGCTAACGCTAGGGTGCGCGCTGCTCAGATTGCTGCGGCTAAGGATAAGATCACGGACTACCGCACGTATGTAGAGGATTACGTGGCAGATGCGTTGGAAAAAAATCCCAAGGCATCGGTAGCACAGTTGCGTAGACAGGCTGGTGATGCTTACATCCTTGCCAAACAACAACCTCAGTTTGCTAGTGTTCAACAACGCGGCGCGGCGGCAATTGGTGAACAAGACGTTCAGCGAGCTGGCATTGATCAGCGTCGTTTGGATTCTTCTGTAGATGCAGTCACCAAAGCTCTTGATAATCCTCGCAGCGTAGAAGCTAGAGAAATGAAAAACATCAAGAATAAATATGGTCCTGATGCGGCTATAGCATATAAACGAAAGTTGATCCAGGATTACTACAATATGCCGGTGGGCGGAGCAGCGCCCTCACCGGCCCCTGCACCTCAGGCATCGCCCGCGCAATCAGCCATACCGGACAAGGCCATTGGTTTCCTTAAAGCAAACAACGACCCGTCTCATCGGGCAGCGTTTGATGCAAAATACGGTAAGGGGGCAGCCGCTCGCGCATTAGGTGGATGACATGGACCGGAAAGAAAATCCGTTTGACCAGTTTGATTCGGCATCCCCAAATCCGTTTGATCAGTTTGATGAAGCGCCAGTAGCCCAGGCGGCTAATCCTTTTGACCAATTTGATAAGCCAGAAGCTGGCTTTCTTGAGCGCGCCAAGACAGCGGTAACTGATTTCTTTGCCCCGTCTCCTAGCCAGCCCGCAGCTCCTGTTGTGGGCCGTGCGGAAGACTATGTGCCGCCGACACAACCATCACCGCCGCCGCTAAGCGAAGATGCTCGGCGTCAGCTTGATCGTAAATATGATGCCTTGTCTCCCGAAGAGCGAGACAAGATCATTAGCGGCCGCACCAAAGATAAGCGGCAGACGTTGGAAGGTATGTACTTTGCATACCGTGACCAGCAATACAAACAGCAAGACGCAGCCACAAAGGGTCTAGAAACCCAAATAGGGTCGATGGCTCGGCGTATCTCTGATCTTGGAGACCCACGCAAAGAAGCTCGTGAGCGCGTAGCTAGACGTCAGGGTGCATCTCCGCAAACCGCTTCTAACATGGCTGCTCAAAGCGCCATTGAAGGCTTGCCAACGGAAGAGGTGATCCCTCAGGCTAAGGAATCAAAGTTTGATTTTGATCTAGCCAGTCAATACAAAACCCTTAATCCAGTGGTTCGTGGTGCTGTTAAAGGTTATTACGGCTACAAGCAGAGCGTGCTCGGTCTAAACCAAGCGCTTGGTGATTTTGTTGGTGCGCCTGATTTTGCTGATACGCAAAAGGCTGGAGCAGAGCAGGCGGCTGGGCGCGTTGAAGCTATTGGTGAGCGCCCTGATTATCTGTCGCGTAACTTTGAAGGCGCTATCAGCAGCCTGACTCAAAACATCCCCGGCATTCTTGGTGGGATTGTTAGCGGTGGAGCAGTCATTCCGCTGGCCGTTATGGGCGTGCAATCGTTTGGCCAAAACTATACCGAGGGCGTAAGCCGTGGGCTTGATCGGGAGTCTGCTGCTAAGCGTGCCAGTGTTTTTGCTGCTGCAGAAATACTTGGTGAACGTTTTGGTTTGACCGGTTTGACCAACGGCGTCAGGAAAGCTTTTGGTAAAAAGAGCTTTGATGAAGCTACCGATGCTGTATCGCGGTACATCATTAGCCAGATCCCCGGTGAGCAGCTCACTACTGTCACTCAATTCCTGGCTGACAAATATCCCAGCTTTGCTCTGAACCCACAGGCTGGTTTCAAAGACTATCTGCAGCAGGCCGGCGATACCCTGACGCAAACCATCATGCAGGGTGGCGTGATGATGGGCGGTGTCAAAGGCGCTGAGCTATTGGCAGGACGTCGCGCTGCCGAACCGACAGAGCCGCGCGTTGCACCATCTCCGCTAGGTCCAATCCAAGAAGCTGCCGCTCCAACTCCCGGCAAGGTAGAGCCATTTGTTGGCGAAGAACCGCCAGCCCCTGCGCCCACGGAAGGTATCCCCGGCATTGTGTCGGCAGCAGAAACCATTCCAGAATCAGCAGCTGACCTGACTGAGGAAGAGCAGAACCTTGTTACTGGCTACCTAGCCACTGGGTTTGGCGAAGAGGAAGCGCTTGACCGGATCATGAAGCGCCGGGATAGGCTGGGTGGTACACGTGCAGCGCCCCCTGTTGAAACGCCGATGCCGCCGATTCAGGCAGAGCCCAAGGCGCCGGAGCCGCCTACCGAAACGTCGGCTGAAGATCTGCCAACGGTTTTTATACCGTTGAAAGATCTAACTCTTTCCAAGGATGTGCCGCAGTTCAAGATGGGCGCTGATGAGAAGGGCGTGGTTGAGCCTCTTGGCGGCAAGTTTGAGCGTGGTGGGGTAGCTCCTATTCAAGTGTGGCGTCGCAACGATGGGAGCCTAGAGGTCATCTCTGGTCGTCACCGCTTGGATCTGGCTCGACGTAGTGGTGAAAAAACTATTCCGTCTCAGATTTACGATGAGGCCCAAGGCTTCACGCCGCAGATGGCAGCCGTGTTGGATGCCGAGCTGAACATCCGTGATGGACAAGGAAAGGTCAAAGACTATGTCAACTATTTCAAAGCGTCCGGGATCGACCCGCAAGATGCCGAGTCAAGAGGACTTCTGGCAAGAGCAACGGGCAAAAGGGCTTTCACCGTCGCAACTCAAGGAAGTGATGAGCTCGTTGCCGCAATTCGTAACGACCAAGTCCCCGATGAAGCGGCGTACTTCATCGCGCTAAACGCACCTAACGACTCGCGTCTACAAGGCGTGGGTCTTCAGGCTGTCATGGATGGCAAGTCGGCCAACATGGCGGTCAACATGATGCAAGCCGTCAAGGCGTTGGGCATAGAGAACAACACCACGACGGACATGTTTGGCTTTGACGACAGCGCTTTGAAAGAAGCGCAAGCCATGGCACAAGTCGCGGCTCGCAAGCAAAGAGAAATCCAAACGCGCCTCTCGGCTATCAGTGGTGCAGCCAAGAACCCGGCGATCGCCAAGGCAGAGGGCATCGACATCCGTGACCCTAACGCTGTTAATCAGCGTATCCAAGAGCTGCGTCAGGCTAAGGCAGCTTGGGATAACTGGTCGACCAACCCTGACCTGATTGGCGAGATCCGCCAGGCTCGTGGTGTTCAAGCTCCTGAGCTGACCCTGCGTGGTGAAACGGAAGAAGAGATCCGTGCGCGTGAAGAGGCAGCGGCAGCTGAAGAGCGTCGCCTCCGGGCTGAAGAAGGTGCAGTCAGACAGGCAGAGCAACAGGCAGCAGAGCGTGCTCGTGCTGATGAAACTGTTGGTTTGTTTGAGCTTGGTCAGACTCCAGATCAGCAACTGTCTGGCATGGGTGACCTGTTCGCCTCGCAAGAGCCGGCTGTTGCGAAAGAGAAGCCGGCTGAGCTCAAGGGCGCAGAGCCCACCTATGCCATTGAGAACCTAGACGGCGAACGCCTGACATACCCCGAAGTGGTCGAGTGGTATCGCCGCGCCTACAAGAACATGGAGGATGCGCGTGCTGCGTATCGTCGTGGCGAGCTCAACGATGACCAGTTCCTAGAGGCTAAGCAAGAGTTCGATGCCATCAAGGAAGAAGTGGATGCTATTGAGCAGTCACGGGGTAAGAAGGCAAAAGCGGCCCGTGTCGTTGACATGACTGCGCGTAGAGAGGCGCAGATTGAGGCGCAAGAAGAAGCGGAAGAAGCGGCGGAGATGGAAGAAAGCCGCGTTGCAGGTATTAAGCGGTTGAAGGGCTACAAGCCAGAAATTCAAAAAATTTGGACAGCGGTAACCAAAGCAGAGGGCGCGCTTAAAAAATCAGAATTTCCAAATTCTTTAGAGCATCGTGAGCTACAACGTCAAGTTGATGAGCTCAAGAACATAGTTAATACATACAACGCAATTGGTCCTAACACGCCGCTTGGCGCATCAGAACTTAGCCGTTTGCCGTTGGCTTTGCAGCTAGTTAAAGAAGAAAACAAATTAGAGAATCTTGCTAACCTGACTAAGCAAGTCAGTCAAGGTAAGCCCGGCGAACGAGAGTATTTCAACATTGAGCCAGAGTTTGGCTCTGAGCCAGAATTTGGCTATCACGCTGGCAACGGACAGTACGCGCGTGACACCGTTCTTGGGCGTATGGCTGGGCGAGGCACCGGACACTTTGGCACGGGCGTGTACATGTACTCGTCTAAACAAAAGATCAAAGCGTCTTCAAGGGCCAATCGACCAATCATTAAAATTGATTTGTCTAAATACACGCTGGCCACACCGCGAGACGCCAAAGACGCGCAGCTACTGCATGATGGCTTGCGTATGGTCAATGATTTTCCAACACGCGAACGTGATATACGCCAAGCAGCAATCAACATTTGGATGGGAACCCTTTATAGCAATAAAGGGGAAACCGTAGAAGACATATATCAAGTTATTCAAGATGTAGTTAAAGAAGCCAAGGCTGAATACGAGCAAGTAGCCCATACAAACGCGTACGTTGATAGTGCTTCAACGCGCGTCATGAAGAGATTGGGCTATGACGGTATTGACGTTCGCCATATTCCAGAATTTGATACAGGCGAATATGGCACGGTTGTTTATGAGCAAGAAATACCAGACCAAACGCAAGCTCCACAACAGGCGTTGGCAGACTCCGTTGTGGTTAATGGAAAAAAGCGCCCCACTACTAACAGTGATGGCTTGCCAATCTACCCGACAGAAGACGGCATCCGCAACTTCTGGAAAGAGTTTGGAGATAGCGTTTTGGTCGACGCCCAAGGTCATCCAATTAGGATGTACCACGGGACCGAGAAAGATGACTTCAAAATTTTTGACCGCCTGAAGTCTACGGAATGGCGGCAAGTGTCAATGGACACTGTTGGGTCATGGTTCTCCAATAACCCTAGCTCACAAGAAGGTGCTGGCTTGTACGGGCGCATATTGATGCCCGTATACCTCAACATCAAGAACCCCAAGATTTACCGCACCTTCAACGAATTTCTCCGTGACATGCACCGCGCGGCAGGCCGCCCAATGCCTGAGGAAGCGCCCGGTCGAGGATCGGCAGAAGAGTTGCGCAAAGAATTAAAGGCTCAAGGCTACGACGGTATTGAGTTTGAACAAACGGCCAATGAATCTTTGATGCAAGACATCACGGACATGCAAGACGCCGTTGAGCGTGCTAAGCGTGACGAGTTTTCTGTTCCGCGCAAAGATCGCCAGCCCTATACACAGAAGCGCGAGCGGCTGGAGCAGACGCTAAAGTCAATGCGCAAAGAGCTTGATGAGTTTGGCAGCAGCACTGAGTTTGACAAACAGCGTGTGTTTGTAGCGTTTGAACCAGAACAGATTAAGTCGGCTATCAGTAACGTCGGAGCGTTTGATACGACGCAAGCAGATATCTTTGCCAACGTCGAGCCCACCGAACGGCCAGTCACAGTTGAGCTTGTGACAAGAGAAGCGCTGATCCGCGAAGAGCAGATGTCTGAACTGAAAAGTTTGCGTCAGCGCCTGGCTGCTATCCCGCGCAAGGTGGCTGAGCAACGTATTCAGGTTGGTGAGCCGCTAATAATCAAGAGCATGTTGGAGCGTGCTGCTGATCTCAAACATGCTTTGCTAATGAGCAGGGAGCGCCGCGATAGCCCGGAGCAGTTCCTGGCCCGCGCTCTTAAGGAATACGACGACGGCAACATCAGCGAAGAGGTGCTGAACGTCATCAAGGCCGCGTACGACAAGTATCCCAACCTGCTGAATGGCCTTCTGCTTAGTGTTAAGCAGGCGCCGGAGGGCATGGACCGGGCGGCTGGGTCGTTCTTGCCGATGAAGCGCATTGTGCGTTTGTACAAGGCCAGCTCTGGAGTAACCAATCCATCCACGATTCGCCATGAATTGACCCACACGCTGGAGCAGATGATGACTCCAGAACAGCGCGTGGTTATGGTGGAGCAGTGGCAAAAAGCTTTGGATCGGGCGATTGCAAAGCATCAAGATGAAAAGCACCAGAAGTATTTCGAGGCTGTGCTGAATTTCCTTGATAAACCAAACACAGCCAATTACGAAAAAGCCATTGGCCTACTGCCGTCATACGAGATGTACCAGTACATCAGCCCGTCTGAGTACTGGGCGGTCAATGCTGAGCCCCTCATGGCAGCGCAACTGGGTGGTCACTGGCAGCGCTTCAAAGCAGCAGTGCGTCGCCTGTTTGAAGGCTTGAAAAAGGTTATTGGTTTCGACGAGAACTACGCCGTACACAAGACCTTCCGCGACATCATGACCGGCAGCAAGGAGCGCATCACCAAGGACATGCTTGCCGACTACGTCATGGACGTAACGGCTCCGGTGCAGAACATTGAGGATGAAGACGACGCCCTTCTGAGTCGTTACAACCGGCCGAACACGCCGATGCTTGATGGCAAACCGCTTGGCACGTTCCTTCTGGACCAGTGGAAGAACGGCAAACAGCTGTTCAAAGACTTCGTCAACGATCCGGTAGAAGCTGCGAAAGATACGGGTGATTCAGCATTTGATGCCGCGATCTCAGCCCGGATGAAGAACGTATGGTTTGGTGCCGGCTTGGAGTCGCGCGACTTCAATCGCTATGGCGGCCAGCTACGTACAAGCGAGGGTCTAGCGGTCGCCTCGGTTGCTTTGGATAACGCAATCCACAGCGCCAACATTGGTATCCAAGTTATCTTCCAGGGCGGTTTGGCGTACGACCCCAGGTTTAATCGTTTTGTTGCCGTTGACCGCAAGCTTGGTATGCGTGGCGTGTACGAAGCAGAAAAACGCATGAAGGACCGCCTCGGCGCCCAGAAGGCCACTAACCTTATCAATGGTTATCTGGAGGCCAAGCGTTCTATCAGCATCATGAACGAGCTCTACGATCGCCAGGATGTTTACGAGGGCGCCAAGGAAGATCTCGAGCGCGCTGTCAATGAAGGTGCAAGCGAAAAAGAAATCCAAGACGCCAAGGACTTGGTAGCAGATGCTCAAAACAGCTTGAATGCTGTGCAGAAAGCATCATCATCCGTGTTGATGTCGGAGCAAGAGATGCGCGACTTTGCTGCTTTGGATAAGCGCCATCCAGAGCTGCGCGAGATCATGCAGAACTTCAACGCCGTTAATCAAAACTTGCTTAGGGTCTGGCGTGACGTTGGCCTTCTTTCAGAAGAGCGCTATAACTCCTTGTCAAACATCAAGGACTATGTGCCCTGGCAGCGTTTGATGGAAGACGGTGAAGATCCGCACACGCCGCTTCAGTCGACGACTCGCAACCTGGCCAACATTGGTCGGGAGAAACTGTTTAAACGCGGTGCACCTACTGACGTCCTGGACTTCAAGGCCAAAGAAGGTCAGAACACTTTTGAGGTTCCTGCCTCGACGGTGCTGCGCGTTGAGGTTGATGGCAAGAAGGTGCCCACAGATCTTCTTTCGGTTACTGAAGACGGCAAGGTGCGTATCGATCAGCCGATTGAAGAAGGCTCATTGGTGGTGTTTAAGGTCACCCGACCGATCAACAACATCATTGAGAACATGACGCAGAACGTCATGCGCATGAGCATGAACGCCATCCGCCACTACGCGGCTGCACGGATTGTTTATGAATACGGCACGCGCGCGCCTGATGGCAAGTTGATGACCTTCCCCAAGGTGGACAAAGCAAAGAACCGCTTTAACTTCATCATTGATGGGCAAAAGGTTGTGGTGGAAATCAGTGATCCTTTGGTTGCCGCATCTATCTATGGCATGGAGAACCTAGACCTAGAGATGTGGAAGCCACTGGCCATGGTCTCTAACTTTGTTCGCCGGTCTATCACTTTGTCGGGCGCGTTCCAGATTGAACAGGTTTTGAAGGACGCCCCAACGGCAGCCATGGTTACCGGCGTTAAGCGACCCGACAAGTTAATTGGCGGGGTGTTGAAGGGCTTGGTTACCTCTTTGGTTCAGCCTGCCGGCAAAGCTGCTGGTGTTGATATTGAGCCCACAATCAACATCCTTAGAGCTGCCGGTATTGGTGGATTCCATAGTCCATCTCGTACATCAGAAGAAACGGTTAAGCGTCGCATCGGGGTGATGAACCGCAATACTTACTCGGCCATGATTCAGATGCTTGACCACATTGGCGACTCTGCCGATATGGCTCAGCGCGTGGCTGTGTACAAGCGTGTTCTTGCAGAAACCGGTGATGAGATGCAGGCCGTGTATCAGGCGGCCAACGTCATCAACTTCTTGCACCGTGGGTCTGCTGGTTACGCCCAGGCTTTGTTCAAGACTGTTCCGTTTATGAGCGCGTACGCCAACGCAACAGATGTGCTGGCTAATGCTTTGATTGGCGGAAACCTCAAGGGCATGAGCCGCGCTAAGGCCATGCAAAGGTTGGCCATTACAACGGCCATGCTATCTAGCCTGACGTTGCTGTACTGCATGTTGGTTGGCGGAGATCCTGATTACGAAGAGCTTGATGACCAGACGAAGATGCGGAACATCATCGTGCCGGGCACCAAGATTAAGCTTCCCATGAACACCTCGGCCGCCTATATCTGGAAAGCCGTACCCGAGATGCTCTACAACACGATCATCAACGAAGGCACCAAGAACGAGGTTGACCGTACCCGCTTGAAGAAGGCTTTGTCTCAAGCGGCCAAGGACATGCTGCTTGGTCCTGAGCCAATCCCGGCCGGTGTGCGTCCGGTTATGGAAGTGGTCATGGACCATAACTTCTTTACTGGGCGCGGCCTTATTCCTGAAAACCTTAAGCGCGTTGAAGGCTTTGAACAGTGGGATGCCTCTACGTCAGAGCTGGCAAAGGGGATTAGTTCTTACACCGAAATCCCTGGCACTGATGGCAAGCGCGTCTTGAGCCCCATCGAGGCGGACCATCTAATTCGTGGTTTGTTTGGCTCTGTAGGCTTCACCGCTCAGTGGATCTCCAACGCTATTGGCGAACACAACGGCGATCGTCCTGAATTGACTGGCCGCGAAACTCCGGTGGTTGGGCGGTTCATCAGACCTGAGGTTGGCCGTGCTAACGAGGATCTGTTCTACGACCTCAAGCAGCGCGTCGATGAGAAGTATCAGACGTGGAAGACCTTGATGGATCGTGGTGATATCAAGGCTGCTGATGCTTACGAAGAGAAGAACTCAGACTTGCTAGACATGTACCGCGACGTCAACAAGTTCAATGACGCTTTGGGTCAGATCAACTCAGAAATCCGTGAGCTAGGCACTGCCAAGGATCTAGACATGACGCCCGAGCAGCGGCGCAAGGAAATCACTGATCTCCAACGCGAGAAGATGGAACTGGTCGACGACATCCGAGAGATGCGGAAAGAAGCCGGTCTATAACATTGTTATAGTGCTCAGAGCGTGTGTATCAAAATGGTGCACACGCCACCCTTCTTAACCTCTCGCCGAACAATGTGTAGCTCATCTATCTGACTGTCGGACTCATAGCATCCGGCGTGCTCGCAGGCATCCAGCAGGGCTTTCAAAATGTTATCGACATCCCTCTTCCTGCGATCAGGCGGGAAGAGAGTGATGTGCACGGCTAGCCTTCCCTCCAGCGCCATAACACCTTTGCACTCTTCTATCACTGACGCACGAAATTGCTGCCCGCGCTTTGATATGAAACGACTTTTTCCTGATTGCCCCCAGTAGTGATTGACCGAAGGCGGCCAGGGCAAGAGCAGTTGGATATGCTGCATATACACCACACATGGAATAGTTGGCATGCACCTATTGACATGCACTTAGGTAGGTATAAGAATACCCCCAACCACTAGGAGCCAACAATGAAACTCACCAACAAGCACAACATCCCGCAGACGTTCATCAACATCCTGGAGCGTCCTACGTACAGCAAGGGCGCTGCCCATCTGTCTGTTACCCAGTTGATCAACAGCCCCAAGATCGTTGCCCTGACCAATAAGTTTGCCGATGACATCGAGCAAGACGTGTCGGACATGGTGTGGTCGATCTTCGGCTCAGCTATCCACAAGGTCTTAGAGCACGGCGCCGATGACAACCATCTGATCGAGGAACGGCTGCACACCCAGGTCGACGGCTGGAAAATCTCAGGGGCTATCGACCTTCAGATCCTCAACGAGGATGGCATCTCCATTCGTGACTACAAGACCACCTCGGCATGGTCGGTGATGAACGAAAAGGTCGAATGGGAGCAGCAACTCAATATCTACGCGTGGCTGGTTGAGACGGTCAAGGAGAAGCCGGTCAAGGATCTTGGCATCGTGGCCATCATTCGGGACTGGAGCCGTAGAGATGCGGCTACTCGGGAAGGTTATCCTACCGCCCCTATCAAGGAGATTCCCATCAATCTGTGGAGCTATGCGGAGCGCGATAAGTTTGTCCGTGACCGTATCTCGCTTCACTCGGCATGCGAGTTTGCCCTTGAGGCTGAACAGCTTCTGCCTCCCTGCACTCCTGAGGAGATGTGGGAGAAGCCCACCGTGTATGCGGTGAAGAAGAAAGGCGCAGTCCGCGCCAAGTCACTGCACGACAACGAGCCAGAGGCGAATGTCATCGCCATGCAGTTGGGCAGTGAATACGAAGTGGAGACCAGGCTGGGTGAGCGCACGCGCTGCGCAAACTTCTGCTCGGTCAACACATGGTGCCAGCAATGGCGTGATTACCAGCAAGGCTGGAAGGAGAGCGAATGAGCGCGAATGATATTCAGATCGGTGGCAGCCACTACAAGGATATGGGCCAGTTCCAACCTTGGGATGTGCTGCGGCACTGGATGACCGAAGAGGAGTATCGGGGCTGGATGAAAGGGAACGCCCTTGTGTATCTCGCAAGGGAGCGCAGCAAGGGATCTAACGAAGATCTTAGAAAGGCTCTGCACACCCTAACAAAGTTAGTCGAGATCACCGTTCCCGTAGAAGCTCCTGTAGCTCCTGTCAATAAAGAGGCCAGGCGCAAGTACGTCAAGAAGACCCCGACCAAAGCTGCGCCGTTTGGCTTTAAGAAGAACGGCGAGCCCCGTAAATACAAGCCGAAAGGATGGACAGCATGAGTGTTCACAAGAAGCTGATGGAAGCCCGCGTCAAGCTGCACAGCATGGAGTTGAAGAAGTCTGGCGAGAACAAGTTTGCTGGCTACCGATACTTTGAGCTCGGCGACTTTATCCCGCAGACCATGCAGATCTTCAATGAGTTGGGCATCTGCAGCGTGATCTCGTTTGATACTGAGTACGCGACCATGACCATCACCGACGTGGAGGATGGCACGGTGATTGTTATCCGCAGCCCGATGGCTGACGCCAGTCTCAAGGGCGCTCATCCTATTCAAAACCTGGGTGCAGCCGAGTCTTACCAGCGGCGCTATCTGTGGATCAACGCCATGGAGATCACCGAGAACGACGTCATTGATGCTTCTCCTAGGCCGGAGTCCAAACCCGTAGCCAAGCCTGTAGAAAAGGTAGAGAAGCCGCGCCCTCCCGCTGAGATTGAGAGCTCTGGGGATTGGTCGATCAAGACCACCCTGACTCCGGAGGGAAGTGTTGATGAGTGGCTAGTTGTTGTGAATGATGCCGTGTTGGCCGGGCTCGCTATGGCTAACAAAGAAGACGACGTCATGCAGATCTTCAAGAAGAACAAGCAGCTGTTTGACTCGATCAAGGCAGCAGATCCTGATTACTTCAAGGACCTGATGACCAAGTTCACCGAAACCAAGAATAAGTTGAAAGGGAATTAAATGAGCAATTATGTCCCCCGCCCAAACACCGGCACCCTGTGGCCCAACCGTAAGGTCAGCCAGAACCATCCCGACGTGCGCGGTGATGTGTTTCTAGACCGGGCATTCCTTGAAGGGCTGCTGCGCAAGACAGGCGATGACCTAGTCAAGATCCAGGTGGCGGGTTGGAACAAGGTTCTTGCCGGCAAGGAGTGTCTGTCCCTTCAGGTCTCCGAGCCGTACGTCAAGCCGGAAGAGACGAAACATTCGTCATCGGTTGACGAGTCCGACGTTCCCTTCTGATGAAGACGCTGCAATTCGAGGCGGTCAAGGTTGCGTTCAAGCAGGACAAGAACGGCTACATCCTGACGCTTTGCATTCACCCTGACGAGGTACCGGAGGATCTACTCCGGTCCTATGTCGGGGCTGTGTACCAGGTTGTCATGGTGCGCCTTGACCATAACGCTGACCCCCAAGAGGAGTTTGAGTCGGACAAAGCCGTTAAGACTGCTGGCATGTTGTGCCGGGATCCCAAGTTCTGGGAGTTCCTGCATGAGGACAGTCAGATCTTTACGGCTACCGAAAAAGATGCGGCCGACTGGTTGCGAGACTTCTTGGAAATCCAATCCCGAGCCGAGCTCAAGGACAACGCGGAAGCGCGCATCCGACTCGATTCACTGCACAAGGAATTCTTGGCATGGAAGCAAAAAAGCTAGTCCCTTACAGTTTGTATTTGCCGGTGAAGTACCACGAGAAACTCAAGGATCTGGCCAAGGTGCGCAAGGCTTCGTCGACGATCCGTGACGCCATCACTTTGTTGTTGGACAACGAGGACGTCTACAAGTCTGCCTACAACAAGGGCATCACCGACGCGGCCAAGGTTGTCTACGAATGTGAGGAAGCTCAGATGGTTGCCGTGAAAGGCAAAGACCTGGGCGCCATCCTGACCGAGCGGATCAAAGAGCTGGAGATGAAATGATTGCCGAGCTCCAGACTGAGGTTGCTGAAACGGAATGCACCGTGCGGTTGTATAACTGGACGCCTTACCGTCCGGCCTACATCAGCGGAGCACCGGAGAATTGTTATCCCGCAGAGGGTGGTTACGGTGACTGGGCGCTGTTTGTCGACGGCCAGCGGGCCGAGTGGCTAGAGGTTCAGCTAACGCCCCAGCAGATCGATAGCATTGAGGCGCAACTTTTTAACATGATGGAGCAGTCATGAAGTTTGAACAGGCGGCCAAGCGTTACGCCATGGAAATGCAGCGCATCTCCGGCGAGCTGGTCATGTGGCTAGATGAAAGAGTTCATGGAGCTGAAGAATGCAAGAGCTAATTGGCGGTGCTTTCATTTTGATTCTGCTGTTGTTCGGTTTTTTTATCACAGCTGTTATTGCACAGCTGGTATGGACAGCGATTAGGAAACGCAAATGAACCGTGATGACATTGTCCTTATGGCTCGCAAGGCTGGCGGGATTGAATGTGATTGTTGTTTGCCATACCTGCAGGACTACTCGGAGAAAGAGCTTGCCGGGTTCTTGGAGCGCTTTGCAGAATTGATTGCTACTGCCGATACCGCTTTGTTGAAGCGTTGTTTACAGGCTATTGAAGAGGTTTATAAAACAGGCGATACACAAGTGTTTGATCTTTGCCACGCCCAGTTTTTAATCCCATTGCTGCACAAACGATTGGGGGTAGGAAGTGAATCCACAAATGATTCGTGATTGGGCCAAGCAGACCATCCCGGCGTTGGCGTTTAGCGCTACCGATGAGGAGCTGGAAAGCCTGGCTAAGCTGATTGGTGCAAGCACCAGAGAACAATGTGCTCAAGCGTGCGAGCGGGCTTACCTTAATGGCTACAGCACACTGGCTGCGGCATCGCTGATTAGAAGGGGAGAGAAATGGACCGATACGTCGACGTCACCCTGTACGACTTGAGCTTTCCGGTTACGTATGAGCAGCTGTGCATGATGCGCAACCTCATAGAGACCGGGATTGATAACTCGTACGACCGCGAGGAAAGGATGGAGCTGAGGACTCTGTTGTCCTCTCTCTACTCCGTTCAGATGGAAGGCGGCCGCACCTTTGGCGAACTGACCAAGATGATTGAGGCAGAGGGCAAGCTGGTTGAATAACAAGCTCACTCCTTCTGAAAGACGCCACCTGCAAAAGGTTAAGTCTTTGCCGTGTGGAGTTTGCGGAGCTGCTGGACCGAGTGATGCTCATCACATCGAGCAGCAAAAGCAGTACCTGTGCATTCCTTTATGTCGGGACTGCCACCAGGGATCTCATAACGGGATCCACGGCGAGAAGCGGATCTGGTCTGTCTACAAGAAGACCGAGCTGTCGGTTCTCAACGACACCATAAAGACATTGCTGGACAATCCACAACTATGTCAGAATGCGCGGGCCTCATCCTAGTGGCGATAAGTAAATCTCAGCCCCCTCTTCGTGAGGGGGTCTTTTTGAGTACTTTAACAATGTTAAAGTACAGACAGTCCTTCTGATGAGGCCTCAATGGCCGAAACCTATCGCCCTATTTGGAGTCAATGGGCACCTCATCCGTTGATTGGGCGTTAGGTAAAGGACAGCGTGACCTTCCGGTGTAGCGGGCTGCGTGGGGTTTTCCCGAGGACGAAAGGGTGAAGTAAGGGGTCGCGAACCCGAGCTGCAGCCTGATTAGTAAACCGGACTGTTGACAACGGATTTATTTGGACATACGATGCACGCGTCTGGGGTGGCTCCCGGGCGACGATAGGAACCCCGATATTTTGGTAGGGGCTTTGCGTGACTCAAATCGCATCCTATCTGCGCCTAGAGTTGCCCAACGCCAAGGGCCTAAGCCTCTACCAAAGTGTCGGGGTTTTTCTTTGGCCAGACCGCTCAGCTTGTGGGGTAACCGCAGGAGCTGGGGGATAAGCGAGACTGTGGGATAGTTCTGAGAACTCGCAAACGGCGGCGAAGAGAGCACCGTTGGAACGAAAAGGCTGTCGGGTGCTGTGGCTCCGTAGAGGGATACAGCTGAAGGCGCACCTGGGATAGGCTAGGTGCGTCCACCATAGCGGGATGTTAGAGATATGGATCTGAAGAAGCTGTTTAAGGAAAAAGATAGACGGTCGATCTACAGGAGATTGACTGAAGATGAAGAGCTGAACTTGAGGCTGGCGATTGAAAAGATAAGCCTGCTGAAACGAGAGGCGCTGAACGCGCAAAAGTCAGCGGCTGAAGTCGATGGGTGGGCGATAGACCCACGGCTACATGAAAAGATAGCTCTCCTGCATCGCTTCCACCTTGAGGTCAGTGACATCCCGGCGGCCGGGCTGTAAACTTTTCCCCACATGCAACAGATGAAGCTGTTAGCATGTACCTAGTAATACCAAACGGCCTGCCCACGAGGAGAGCACATGACGAAACTGAACATGGACATCATCCGCCTGGATGGTGGCACACAAGCCCGCGTATCGCTGAACACTGACGTTGTTGCTGAGTATGCGGCGCACTTGCAAGATGGCGATATCTTCCCGCCGATCACCGTCTTCCACGACGGCAGCGATCACTGGCTGGCTGATGGGTTCCACCGCTACATGGCGCACAAGCAGAACGGTGAGACCGAGATTGAGTGTGATCTCAAGACCGGCACGTTGGAAGACGCCAAGCTCTGGGCTTACGGTGCTAACGGCAAGCGCGGCCTGTCGATGTCACGCGAAGACAAGCGCAAAGTTATCCTCCTCATGCTTCAGCACCCGGAGTGGAGCAAGTGGGCAAACACCGAGATTGCCAAGCATATCGGCGTGTCGAGTATGACCATTGGCCGGGTGAAGTCGGGCCTGATCTATGACGCTGAGAAAGAGCCTGAGGTTAAGAAGTTCACCAAGCAAGGCGAGGTCAAGGAAATCAACACCAAAAAACTTGGCCGTCCCAAGAAGGAGCCGGTTGAGCCCGTTGTTGAAGAGCCCAAGTTTGATGAGACGCAGGAGTTCATTGATGAGCTCACGGATACCATCAACGCATTGAGTGCTGAGAATCAGAAGCTCAGGGACATCATTGCTGTTGGCGCGTGGGATGCCACCGAGTTTGAAAAGATGGACGTGCAAGAAACCATCGAGCAGCTACGCCAGCAGATCCGTGTGTTGGAGATTGATAACAGCGCCCTGCGGGAAAGCCGGGACATGTTTCAATCTCGGAATGCTGAACTGATGGATACTGTGAAGTCGCTGCAAAATAAGTTGAAGAAAGCCGCTTAAGCGGTACGACCCAAGCCGGAGGGTTTCCGGTCGCTAGGAGAACACATGGAGCTGCAGCTACGCGAGCACCAGATGCGAGTCATCGAGGAGCTCAGGGAAGGTTTTCGTAAGGGCTATAAATCGCAGTTGCTGTACGCCCCAACGGGGTTTGGTAAGACCGAGGTAGCCATCTACCTCATGAAGGCAGCCAGGGAGAAGTGCAAACGGTCTGCCATGGTGATGGACCGCATAGTCCTTGTCGACCAGACAAGCATGCGGTTAACAAAGTACAACCTTCCCCACGGGGTCTATCAGTCGGGTCACTGGAAGTGGGATCCGACCGAGCTCATACAGATCTGTAGTGCTCAGACCCTGGAACGGCGGGAGAACATGCCCGGCATGAATCTACTGATCGTGGATGAGTGCCACATCACCAGAAAGCAAACGACCGCGTTCATCAAGAACAACCCCCACGTTTCGGTCATAGGTCTTACTGCCACCCCGTTCACCAAAGGTCTGGGTGACGTTTATGAAAACGTCGTCACCGGCGCAACGAATAGCTGGCTGGTTGATAACAGTTGGTTGACCCCTCTCAAAGTCTTTATCGCCAAAGAGATCGACATGGCCGGTGCAAAGAAGGTCGCCGGCGAGTGGGCCCAGGATGAAGTCACCGAGCGTGGCATGAAGATCACCGGGGACATCGTTGAGGAGTGGATTAAAAAGACCCACGAGGTCTACGGCAAACCAGAAAAGACCATCGTGTTCTGTGCTGGCGTAGCCCATGGGGCCGACCTGGTCCAGCAGTTTGCCCGGCATGGATATAACTTTGTTTCGGTCAGCTACAAAGATAACGACGACTTCAAGCGCCAGGCCATTGAAGACTTTGCCCGACCGGATACAGAGATCCACGGCCTGATCGCAACAGACATCCTGACTAGAGGTTTTGATGTGCCCGACGTCAAGATCGGCGTCTCGGCTAGACCGTTTTCCAAATCCCTATCGAGCCACGTCCAGCAGATGGGCCGGGTCATGCGCCCCCACCACTCGAAAGAGTTTGCCCTGTGGCTGGATCACTCTGGAAATTATCTGCGGTTCAGGGATGAGTGGGACCAGCTTTATGCCGAGGGCGTCAAAGACCTGGACGAGACGGTCGAGAAGGCTAAGAAAGAACCAACCACTAAAGAGAAGGAGGCATCGAAGTGCCCATCCTGCGGGTTTCTATGGCCTAAGTTTGCTGACATGTGCCCCGCCTGCGGTCACGTCCGGCAGCGTAGGAATGAAATCTCGGCCGTTGCTGGGGAGCTGGAGGAGCTGACGTCTAGCGTAACGAAGATGGACATCAAGCAGCAGTTCTATTCTGAGCTGATCTCTTACGCGATGGCTAAGGGCTACAACCCCAACTGGGCGAAACACAAATACAAAGAGAAGTTCGGCGTGTGGCCGAGGGGTTTGCATGAATCCCCCTCCCCCATCACTGGCCCCACGGCACAGTGGATCAAGAGCCGAATGATTGCTTACGCCAAGACGCAGCGCCTGCGCCTACCACTAGGGTTCTGATATGACGTTTGAAGACTTTGCCAAGGCCTACGGCCTGATGTTGAACCATGTTGTATTTGGAAAATGGGTGGCCGTCCCCACGGAAGATCACCCCAGAAAAAGGAACGGCAGATATAAGTTGATGGGTAATGTTGGCTGGGTTCAAAACTGGGCGACCATGACCAAGCCAGAAATGTGGCGCTCAGACGTCACCAAAACGCCCACAATCGATTGGCAGCGCGAGCAAAGGGTAGCGGACCAAGAGCGCATAGAAGCAGCGAGTAGGGCCGCTCAGAGGGCCGGCTGGATCATGCACCAAACTGAATCCACCCATCACGCGTATTTGGCGAAGAAAGGTTTCCCGGATGAGATGGCGAACGTGTGGGATGACGACGGGGAAAAGCTTTTAGTTGTGCCAATGCGGATGGAAAACCGATTGGTCGGAGCCCAGCTCATCACCGAGGAAGGGAAGAAGAAGTTCCTCCCCGGTCAGAAGACGAAGGGGGCATCGTTTGTTTTGGATGCAAAGGGTGTCCCCATCTTTGTGGAAGGGTATGCGACGGCCCTTAGCGTCCGTGCCGCGATGAAAGCCATGAAGATTCGCTACACCATCCATGTGTGCTTCTCGGCAGGAAACATAAAGGCTGTGGCTGGCATGGTCCAAGGCGGGGTCGTCGTCGCAGACAAAGACCTCAACGGGGTCGGCGAGGCTGCCGCCCGGGAAACAGGCAAGCCGTATTGGGTATCCGATACAGTCGGTGAAGACTTTAACGATTTTCATATCCGCGTCGGACTGTTCCATGCCACTGCCTCGCTTAGGAAGTTTCTTGTGGAAAATGCCAAAGACTCAATAGCTTCTTGAATCGTGCCTCAATCTGGCGAACCCTCTCCCGGCTTAGTCCGTAGGGTTTGCCAGCATCAGCCAGAGTCGCCCCATCTTTCCGGGCATTGAGAATCGCCCAGTATTTTCTACGCGCCTGATCCGACGTGTATCCAGGGGCGATGTCTTCGTACAGCGTATTGAATAATTGTTCCGATGGGAAATCCACCAGCACAATCGGTTGATTGGGATCCGTCCCCGCGATAGGCACGCGGCCGCCGAATGAGCTCAGATTCATAGCCAGCCGTAGCCCACCCAGATCACGACCCACATAATGAAGCCGGCCAGAAACCAGCCGCTCATATCCCGATCGCCCTCCACATACAGCGGCGCATCAAAACCGTACGCCTCCCGCATAGAACGCGGCACGTGATAATCCTTAAAACGGTACTCGGTAAATTTTTTCATGTCAGCCCCCTGTCGTATGCCTCGCGGCGCAGATCGTCGTCGGTCATGTTGTGATAACCGACGAAACCGTCCCGCAAAATCATTTTGAAATAGTCCTCACGCCCGGCCGGGGCAGCGTAACTGCCCACGTCCAGGTCAAAATCAACAAGACTGTGGATCAACCGCAGCCGCTCTTGATGCGTCACTCAACCTCCTCATAAGCCGCCATAACGTCGAACATCTCGACAATGTCGTGCGGCAATTGCACCGCCCCCTCCCGGTTAAATATCTCGTGGTAGTCGTCGACTCCATCCTCATAACGCCCCGCGAAACCACAGCCCGGTTCAAAGTAGTATGCCTTGACTTGCAAGCGTTCTGCAACAAGCCATTCATAAACCTCAAGCGGTGGCGTCCATGCCGACTCGAACTCGGCCGACATATGGGCGAGACCGTTGGGTAGTTCGGTAACTTGGCAATACGCCTCCGGCCCTCCCACGTCCCACTTTGTCCCCCAATTGGCAAGCCGCCACTCGTACCATCCGGTATATCCGTACTCGTCTCGAAGTCTGGCGCGCAGCTCGTCCTTAGCCTCGGCGTCGATGCCACCGAATGAGCTCGTGTCGTTATTCATGAGCGGCGCAGGGACCGGCCGAATGAATTCCAACAGCTCGCCCTTGGCAAAAGCCTCGGCCAGGTTATTGATCCGCTCGCGCGGCCCCGTGATATCCAACGTGTTCATGCACCAGTTCGGCATGTTGCTCTCCTAAAAAAACAGCCCTAAAAATGCCAGCGACAGCCAGAACAGGCATGCCGCCAGCGTCCACAGTTTCCCCTTGTGCCGGGGTTCTTTGCCCTTCACTCCAAAATGCCCGCCTCGCGCAGGCGTGCGTCAAACTCGGCTAAAAGCTTCGTCCGCCCCCGCGTCTGGGTTCCCAGAATCTCGCGGATGATGGTCGCGGCCGACCGGCCCCGGCGGTGCATGCCCGCAATCTCAAGCTTTAGGGCGGCCCGCAGGGTGATAAGTCGAAAGCGTTCGATGTTGCCCCCGGTAATCATTCGCGCCCCCCAAACAGGGCTTTGTCGATGACGTTTAGGACGTCGCCACAATGGGGCTGCTGGGCGCACCACGTCCGGACTGTTTCCAGTGCCCGGCGGATGTTCCGCTGCGGATCATAAGAGTCGAAAACAATGGTGTCGTCCACCTCCACGGCCTGCAGCTCGGAGTCGCCCTCCAGGTGGCGGTCGCGCACGTCAACCTCGCCCACCAAGCGCACCAAATCGTCGCGGTCGTCGAATCGGGCCCGCGCCATGGCATAGCCAAGTGCCTGCCAGTCGTCGCGCGTCCATGCCGACGTGTCTACCGTATCCGGCAGATTGACGGTTATCTCGTACACGTCGCCCTCTAGCATTGCAGCGGTTACTTGCATTTTTTGCTCCTCAGTGCGGCGAGCGCCGCTTGATAGGTTGCATACCGCCCGCCCAGTGGCGTGTGATGGGGGCCGCGTACGATGTACCAGCCGCCCAAAAGTTTGTTGTGTGTGATTTTCATGCGGCCCTCACGATGTTAATGACGCGGCGAGATTGGGATCCGTGCGCCTCAAAGGCGACGATGTGGTTGCGTTTCTTCGCGCATAGCTGGCACGTAGCGCAGGTTGTGTATTCGCGATGCTGTGCCGGGCAGACTACGTAATGCCGGCCGGCCGGAGTCTTCCCCCACAAGGGACCGCCCGGTTCCACGATTGCCACCACCGGCCCGATGTTCAAATCGGCCAGTGCGTCGGCTTGTTTCAGTGAGTCCGCGCTAAGGTTGATGGTGAACCCGCTCAGGTTGGCATTGAGCACCGCGCTGCGATTGTCCCGGTCGGCGTCCAGCCGCAGCATCGAGTGATGGGTGTACGTAAACCCCCGCTTGCCACGATTGGCGTCGACGATCCGCTGCAAAGCTTCCACGTCGATGCGGCCGTCGGTGTGCGGCAAGTCGCCCGCTTGGTTGTGTCGCCATAGCTGACCGTTGGGGAGCCGCTTAACCTGGGCGGCGAACGCCTCCAGGCTCACGCCCTTGGTTTTTACTTGTCGCCACCAGATGCCGAGCTTGCCTTGTTCGGCATAGCATCCGGCCCCCTTGAGTGAGCACGTCGGCGGGCATGAGTCCGACGTGGTAGTCGAGACCGGAATCGGCCCCGTCTTTCGATTGCTGCTGACTTTCGTCAAGTGATACATGGTTGCGTCTCCTAGTAGATGCAAGTCTGCGCTTGCATCTCATGAAAATACGGGCCCGACAGTAGATTGTCAAGGCCCGCGTTTTAGATGAATCGGGAAAGGTTGCGGATCCAATGGTCGGCGTCGATATGGCTACCCTTGACGGTGAAGGTTTGCCCGGCCGCTTTCATAGCCTCCGCAAATCGGGCCGCGTCGCAATCCTCCTCGAGGAACGCCCGGTCCCCCCGAATGTAAGAGTGGTCCGAGATATCCCCGGCGATGCCGAGCGTGTCCAGTAGTCCGCGCGGAACCTCAAGCCAGCCATGGCCAGGGTCGGAGTGCATTGTTAGTTGCATGGTGTTTTCCTCAAAATGGTCTCGATACGCTCGGACGTCCAGCCGAGCCGGGTCAGTGCAGCGCGGAGCGCGTCGGCGAACGTCATGCTGTCCGCCCCTGTCCCACGTCGGGCACAAATACCCAGCCGGTCTGCAATTCGGCCCCGTGGTAAACCGCCGGCCATTCGAGCCGGCGGATCACCGGCGATTCAAGTTTGCGGATCAGTTCGCTCGCGGCTTTCCAGTGCGCGGCCTCGCCGTCGAGCTCGTGCGGGTAGTCGATGGTGACGGAGTGGCGTCCGCCACTAATCACGGCTTTAATCCGAGCGCCGCGGAAAGTCGTCGGGCCCAAGTATTTCGTCACAATGCATTTCATGGTCATGCCTCCTTGGCGTGGTCGAAAGCGGCCGATAGATAGTCGCGCAGGGCGACAAGCTCGGAGAGCTCGGTTGAGCCCATGGGCGCGTGGTACTGGCGGAACGCCGGTAGGGCTTGCAAGGCCTCAATGATTAGGTTGCATTCGGTCAGGGTCAGGTGTACGCGGGGCGTGATAACCACGTCAGGCCTCCGCTTTGGCGATGGCATCCAGCGCGGCGGCGCATTCGGCGCGGTTATCGACCGTCTCAAGTGTCACGTCTAGCAGGCCGCGCAGCGCGGCCAGTAGTTCGGGCGCGGCCGCAATCAAGCTAATGTTAGCCTCCGTTTCGGCGCTGTCTTTTTGCTGTGACGCAACCGCCACGTGCTGATTGCGGCCAGCAAACACGGTCGGATATTTGCCATCGGCTGGAATGTTGCGATGCCACGGCCCGGGTGTGTGCGCGCTCATTGTTCGCCTCCCGCTTTGGCGATCGCCGCGCGAGCCGCTGCGGCGGCGGTCGGCCACCGTTCCGGCTGTTCAAAGCGAAGAGCCTCATATTCGCGCAACATCAGGCGCAGCGCCGCTAATAGTTCGGGAGCGGCAGCGATT